GCGGGGCGTGAAGATCCCCTGTCACCTCGTTCCCCCGAAGACGTGGCAAAAGGGATTACCGGGCTTGGCAAAGACGTCAGGGGCGCAACGCAAGAGACTGCTCAAGGATCATGCGACCAGGCTATACCCTGACCTTGGGAAAGAGATAACCCTAGCGACTGCTGATGCCGTGCTGATTGCGCATTACTTTATTAACGAAACAACAAACAAGGAGTACCTTAAATAATTATGATAGGAAAAAAAACATGTAGTACTGATGAGAATGGCAAGCCAAGCCCCGGAGAGGTGCTTGAAGATTTCGAGCTTAGGGAACGACAAATCGACCAAGAACACTCCTTTGGAAGCTTCATTGATGCCATAAATGATGCCTATGACGCCACGCTTGGGGAGATGTTTGAGAAAAGTCCGATTGAAAGGATGGAGGCCAAGCAATCATTTGAGGATAGTAATAAGCACTTAAACCTTCATCCCAATATACTTGCGGCAAAAATGATTTGTACTTCTCTTGAGGCAATAGCAAGGCATCTCAAGGAAATCAAGCATCACAGGATGGGGATCAGCGAATACGATGAACCGACTTGAATGGTTATCCATGGAGTACGTCATTCCTCCATCAAACATCCTCAGTTACGTACAAGAATACGGAGTAATCTCGGATAATTGTTGGAAGCTAGACCAAGTCGCAAATGCGGATGAAGCTTGGTTATTCATTGTCAAAAATTGGAAGGACTTCACCTCCGTACACTCATGTGTTTTATGAAGGATTTACTATCAAAGATCGTTATTCATCTCTTGTTTCTAGCCGCAATCATCACCTTCGTATGGATGATCCTGGGCTTCGTGCTGACGTTGGGAGGGGCTAAGTAAACATGTCCAAGAACAAGGAAAAGAGGATACGATTTGCAGACGTTCCGAATACCATCTTGGATGAGTATTGCGAGCTACACGGCATGTCACCAAGCGCCGCACTTTCTCCACTTATTGTGGAGTATTTGCGGCATCCCTCGCGCGACGCGCGTCATTCCTTACGGAATGAATATACTATGTATAGCCACGTTGCCGCAGATTCTCCAAAATCACGGCAGAGCGAAAAGCCCAAACCCAAGCGCAAGCAAAAGACTTCATTACCCAAGGACTTCGATCCCCCGAGAGCAATTTCCGAGGAAGCGAAAGTCGACCACGAAAAGGCAGTTCGTTTTTTCAAAGCTCAGGCAGAGGCGAAGGATTACAAATACGTAAATTGGGAAAAGGCATTCGCGCTTGCCGTCAACGGATACCTCGTTGATAACTTTCCCCAAATCAAGCAAGCCCCGAAAATCAAGAACCTTTAACCTCGTAGCAGTGTGGATTATGATTTAGCCGAGATTGCGGTTCTCGCAAGCGCGATGCGTGATGCCACGGGCCGATCCTCGGCCACCGCATTGGAACATCTCACGGAGGAGGATTTCGGATCACCCGACAGGCAGCGCATATTCTCAGTCCTCTCGAAGCTCGCCCCTGCGTGCAACGACGTGGACGTGATGATGGAATTGCCGGAACTGAGCGACACGGTAAGCTTCATCTCTCAGCAGTATGGAGGCGGGAACGTTGAAAGATACGTTGACCATCTCATTGAACACAGGAACGTCAGGGCGGTAAACCGGGCATTGCTCTCCGCCCAGGATGGCGTGCTTACCGAGAAGAGCGCGGAGGAGATTGCATCTTCATTCAATGCAGAGGTTTCCAAAGCATTCACTTCTCGAAAGGGACAAGTCCACGTCAAGCAAGCCGTACAGGATGCTCATGCGGAATTTCTCGCTCAGGATGCGGGTGACTTCTCTGCCATACCCACGGGATTTTCACGCCTGGACTCGCATCTTGGTGGTGGATTGAAGAACGGATGCCTGTACGTGATAGGAGCAAGACCGGGCGTGGGCAAATCTGCGCTTGCGATCCACCTTGCCATGCAAGCCGCGAGAAAAGGAATCCGTTCATCCTATGCGAGCTTGGAGATGAGTGCCTCGGAATGCGCGGGCAGGTTACTTGCGAATGCAAGCGGAGTCCCTCGCCCGACCATGCAAGGCGCGCTAACCGCGCAGCACAAGACCAAGCTTGCCGATACCGCATCTTCCATGAAGGCATGGCCCATCACTTTCAAGGATGACAACAAGGCTACCTTGGAGGCATTCGGGGCGTTTTTGCAACAGCAACGCTTGGAAGGGGATCTTGGATTTGCAGTCATAGATTATTTGCAGTTGCTTTCGAGTCCGGGTTTCGAGTCCCGCACGCAAGAAGTCTCCCACATTTCTCGCAGTCTCAAAAGCATGGCTATGGAATTCGAGATTCCAATTCTCGCCCTGAGCCAACTAAACCGCTCTTCTGCCCGCGAGAACCGCAAGCCAAGTCTGAGCGATCTGCGCGAGAGCGGGAGCATAGAGCAGGATGCCGACAGCGTGCTTCTCCTGGACGTGGACAAGGAACTTAACTCAACTACCGACGTGGTATGGATGAACCTCGCAAAGAACAGGAACGGGGAGACGGGACAATCGTTTGCGGAGTTCGAGAAACCCCTCGGACGTTTCTCCACGCATATCGAGCCTCGGTTAAACGATAACGAACCCGTTTCTCCTAGCGAGCTTCCTTGGTAGACTACCGATAGCTACGGAATAGCACTTTAAAGTACCCTAGAAGGCCGCTCAGAGCGTTTTCATGTCTCAGGAGGGTGCGAGGTCACATCCACACCCCCACCCCCCCCCTTAAAGAGCCTTTACGGGAAAGCATGAAAGAAACTTGACAAGAACATGAGGAGCGCTTCTGAATCTCGTCCATGACAGATATATTCGCGCAATTTCATGATATTTGTAGCTTCGTTGCAACCGTGAGGGACGGGCAATTCGCATTCTCATACAGAAGCGATGACTTCGAGGATCGTTTCGGATCACCGAAAACCGTGGAGGAATGGTTTCACCCGGACGATGCGCAATACCTGGCCCAAGACCTCGAAGCGTTCGCATACGTCCGACTGCTCGAACAGGACAACGGATACATGCCCTACTTTCTCAGGTATCTCTATGCGGATGACACGCTATCGGGCATTTGCTTCCCCAAAGGTGACAATCTCCTCGGATTCGAGAACCTGACGCTTTGACGTCAAGGCGTCTCTCCTTCCCCAAACGGATACTCGGTCTTCTCCTTGCCCGCTTCCATCTCCTCGCGCGCCCGGCGCGTTTCCACGTTCAACGAGGTTTCCGCATCCACGATTGCCCGCCAACGGTTAAGCATGTCCACCGTATCCTGACCAAATATGTCTCTTATCTGCTCATCCGTCCCGTCCTCGGTTTGTTCATGCCACCAAATAGCCTCCTTCAAAGCTTTCAACATGGCGGGTTCTTCTTCCTCGCTCATGCCGTTTCTCCTTCCTCCTCAACGTAGCCGAGGTCAACCGATGGGCCTGCCTCAGTCACCGCGCCAACACTTAACTCGTGACGTTTCGGCGCGGGGTCAAACTCGCCACCCTTCGTGAAACGACCAAGGAACTTCTCGCGAGCTTCTTCCGGGCTATTCGCCTCAAGGCTTGCCCGCATGTCCTCACTGACCGTAAAGTATATAATATAGTTCCTCATGCCGTCTCTCCTTCCTTCTTCGCGTGTTTCTCCATGAATCCCTTGGCCTGCCCACGCAAGGCAATGCAGTAGCTCAGGAAATCCTCGTCCTCCGGCTTCTCGCTCTTCTTCAAGTCCTTGATCATGTCCTCCAGGCAACTCATGCCTAGCAGTTGTTCAATGAGGTCACACGCCTCATGCAGTTCGTTATTGTCCTTGTCCATATTGTCGTTCTTTCTCCTTAGTTATGTTATTCATTGCGCTCAAGCCCTTGAAAACGCCCCCGCGAGGAATGCAACCCCGCGAGGGCGCAGGACTAGAACAAAAGTTTAATCTTCAAGTTTCTCACCATCAATCGCTTTCCTCACTTGTCCGGCATCAATAAACCAATCGTCAACGCCCCCATCAAGATTGACTCCCCTTTCAGTCGCGGGCGCTCCATTGCTATAATCGCAACCGCCCGTCAAGGTTTTGACATAATACCTAGAGACAAACTGCCCCTTGGTTTCTCCATTGGGTTCAATTAAATCATGTTCATGCCTGAGATCCCAAAATTCAACCAAGGCATTTTCGCAATCATGTACCAAGCAAAAGTCTCTGCCGTATTTATCGCCCTTCTTTACAATACGAGATGCAAAGGGTACACCGTTTTCGTTTTCTCCGATTAGTTCAATGCTCATCCTTCCGCCCTCCCGTCTGCCTTGGCGAGTACCTCGCGCAGTTTCTCAAGTTCATAATCCGCGCCCGTTTCTCCTTGCCATGAACGCCGAGGCCGTCGTTTCTCCTTATCGTTGTCCTTGTTCATTGTCCTAGTTCCTTTCTGTTTGTTTCTCGATCAACTCCGCAATTTCCTTTGGGGTCACGTTACTAACGACCTCACACGTGCCATAGCCCGCATTGCCCACGATCCATATTTTGCTCCATTTCTCGCCATGCCTAGCATGGGGAAAAACAGAGGTCACGTACCTCGGGTTCACGTACACGTGTCCTTGCTTATCGACGTCATATATTCTGATCATAATCTCAATTTCTCCTTACCTTAATTATTTTCAACCGCTTTAACTATCATTCCCCAAGTCCAAACATGACCGCCTGCGTCTTCCCAAAGGTCAAAGGCTTCAGCCATCGGACTTGCTTGAATACGCACAAGACCATTGTCTTGAATAAATTTTTTCATTTTAATTGTCATTGTATATCTCGTTTCTCCTTACCTTGTTATTGTTAGTCCTAATTCCAATTGCTTCCCCCCACGCACACGCCTTGCACGCATGCGTGGATCAACGGGCTGATTCTCAACCTGTAGATCACCCTCAATGCACGCATCACCCGCTTGCACGTCCTCCCGCACGCCTTCCCTTTCCCGCTCGCGTTTCTCCTCATGCCTAGCATCGATCAGGCGCGCGATTTCCGCCATGACGTCCGGCATGATTTCGCTCATTTTGCGCAGGCTCATTGCGCGCTTTCTCCTTTCAGCTTGGCATCAACTCGCTCAACTACTCGATTGAGAAATTCAATCTCTTCCCCACTTGCGCTAAATCCGCGCAACTCAATAGGGCATTGATCCACGGGTAAGCCTAGCGAGACAATCGCATCGACTAGCTCAACGTTCGCGTCCATCAAGTCCTGCAAAGCGACAAATCCGAAATAGTCACCCCGTTGTTTTGCGGTGCGAGGATGCCAAGTGGTTTCTCCTTCCTTGTCCGTGCAGTACGCAAGCTCCTCCTTTGTTAGCGTGGCGATGAAAGCGCTCGCGCATTGCTCGATTACGTCCTTGTTCATTGCGCGCTTTCTCCTTTCAGTTGAGCATAGCGCTCCCGCACTTTCTCAATCGGGAATTCAATCCATCCCTTGCAACCGTGAATGATCATTATCACGATTTCTTCATGCGTTAATACCTTGGCCTCCTCCTCCGCGATAAAAGAGAGCATGTCAACAAACTCGTCCGTTTCCTTGTCCTTCATGCTTGTTTCTCCTTTCCTCTTCCCTTGCCAAAATGAAACCATAGCAAAAGCCTTTCGCGTTGTGTGAGATTCATGTTTGATCCTCCTTAGTCCAACGCTCGCAAAAGTCCGCAAGCCAAGCGTATTGCTCCTTGTTAGGCGACCAATCGTAAGTGATATCAGCCTCAAAGCCCACGCATGCCATTAGGTTTTCCGCGCTCAAATCATATCCTGCGCCATCCTCGAGCCAATGCGCGGGAACGTTGGCCTTGAGCCAAGCGTCATATTCTTCCTGTAGTTTTTCCATGTTATTGATCCTCTTTGTTATTGTTCAAAACCGTTCCGATTACGTCCACGCAATCGCACGCAAGGCCAAACTCAGGGTTGCTTGAGAAATACGGTTCAGTAGGTTCACCCGTTTCTTTGTCCGTTTTGACCGTCCACACATCAATGCCTTTTTCGCGTTCGAGAAAAGCGTTCAAGGCGCGTTCGTCCTCATCATCAAGCCCGCTTGTATCTCCATTGATAAGTGCGCAAAGCGCGTAGCTCGGGAAAGTATATTCGTATTTTTCCATGTTATTTATCCTCTTTGTTGTTGTTGAAAATATCCGTATGCATCACGTAAAAAGCGTAAAGCATTGGAATTAGAATTATAAGCGTATCGTATCCGTTCATAGTGTGTAGGCGTTTCTTGTAGTTAATCAGTTCATGAAAACATCACGCCATCCTGTGCAATGATTTCTTCGTAATATTCAGTTGCCAAGTTTTGCGCGACAACGTCCCGCACGGCCTTGCTAAATTTGAAACCGGATTCTTTCTCGTAACCCTTGGATGCCTCCAAGCAAGCGCGATAATATGCCTGTGGCGCTTTGGATGCGTCAAACGTTCCCTTTGCGATCCTACGTTGAAAAGCCTTTGCAATGGGTACGAGAAAGCGCTCGTAATACGTGGACGTGTTTTCAAGGAAGAGTTGCAATTCTCTTACTTCGTGCGGGCATGTTTCTTTGTTCATGATGTTTCTCCTTTGTAAGTTATCACCCTGCACGTGTTGAGCGGGTGCAAATAAATTATTGAATGGTAGTTGCGAGCACGTACCTTTTCCGCGCGGTCTTGATAAGCGCTAATTACGTAACGTGTGCAATCGGGGTCAAAAACCCCCATGCTCTTGATTTCAATTGTTGCGCCTGCGGGCGCATCTTTCACGAGTATTTCTTTCATTGTCTTGAGTCCTAGGTTATTGAGTTAAAAGTTTGCGGGTTTCTCCCCTTCAAATGGCAAAGCATTCACCATCAGACGTGAGCCATGCTCTCGAAAGGAAATCGACACGTTGCCCGTCTATGGAAAAGAACCGTTCACCACGCTTAGGGTTGAAACGTACACGCTTTGCATGTGCAGGGATTTCAACGGGACAGTTGACGGTCAACGCGCTTGTCTTGAACCATGCGAAGACTGAGCGGTTTCCGCCTTCAAGGCATTGCTCGAACGCTTTGCCTGACGGTTGCTTGATGTTTACGTTCTCTGCGTACAACGTGCGAGCTTGTGAACATTTGCCCGAGTTGACGCGAAAACTCCAACGATTGCCATTCGTGGCGTTGAGATTGCGATGAAAAGAATAATTCATGTCTTAAGTTGAGTTGAGTTAATGAGGGGAAATCCCCTCGGATATACATAAGAGAACACAAAACTACAAGTAGTGCAAGAAAACTTTCAACTATTTTTCAAGCATGGAAAACGAGAGAACGGGAAAGCGGGAAAGCGTTGACCTGGTAGCTCGAACAAAAGGGAAAAGGTTGCGAGGGTGAGAGGGTGTGGGAATGCACGCATCAACATATCGTGATGCGTTGATGTGTTGGAATTCATTTCGCCCCGGACTAGGCAAAAAACCGTACGTATGCGTACTATTATTAAAAGCCCGCAAGCCCGCAATCGAAATGAACCGGAAAGCCTTTGTCATGCGTTCGTCAAACGTGCAATTTACACACCATGCATGGCACACCATGCCCGCAACCCGCTTAGATATCGCATTAACCAAAAGATTCTTAGTCTCCTGCTACCGCTTTCCGCGCGTTAGTTAGACCCGCCCGCACCAGGATCAAGAACGCACACGCATTAACTGACACGTGTCATAGGGGGGGCGGGGGCGCGCCCGTCATAGCGCGAATATTTCTTATTATAATAACCCCCCTACCTAGTTTTTTTGCAATATCG